CCGTTCGCCTTGTCTGCGGTGTTATCACAACATTAGCAGAGGGTTACTAGAAACTCGCCCAGTTCACTACGTTTATCCTACTTGGTCGGCTCAACCGCATAGAGGGGTGGGTCATGCCCCCGTTGTCTTAACTATATCAGGGATTACCCTATTGTTCAACAAATAAATCTAGTTCATAATCAGGGGAAGCAACTTCCACGTTTGTGGACAAAAGTAATGACTGAAACAAAACCCCGTGGTAGACCAAAAGGGTCAACTAATAAACAGTTCTCCCTTACCAGTTATGCTGATAAGCCTGAACTCATCACCCTTCCCAAGACTGAGACTGCCCAACTTAAAGAATTAAAGAATCTCCTGATAAACAGCGCAGGTTCTAGGGTTGTACACAAAGCAGTAGAGATTGCCCTTAATGATGAACACCCTGCCCAACTAGCCGCCATCAAACTCTGTATGGACAGAATGTTGCCAGTCAGTATGTTTGAGAAAGAAGGCAAGTCCCGTAGTGCTGTAACAATCAATATTACTGGAATAGGCGAGATTTCGCATACCCCTGAAACCATAGATGCTGAAGACATAGAGGCTAAGAATGAGTGATCTGAACTTCTCCCTACTGCCTTGGCAAGAAGAAGTCTTCAAGGATAAAACTAGGTTTAAGGTCATTGCGGCTGGTCGTAGGTGCGGAAAGTCCCGTATGGCGGCAGTCACCCTACTAATTGAAGCCCTGAAATGCCCTTCTGGTTCTGCCGTTCTCTATGTTGCACCTACCAATGGTCAGGCTAGACAGATTATTTGGCAAGTCCTAATGGAATTGGGTAGAGAGATTATTCAAAACGCACACATAAACAATCAGGATATTACGACTATAAATGGGGCAACCATCTATGTTCGTGGTGCTGATAGACCTGATACCTTACGGGGTGTGTCCCTTACCTATGCTGTACTAGACGAGGTGGCAGACATTAAGCCTGAAGCGTGGGAACAAGTAATCAGGGCTTCTCTGTCAGACAAAAAGGGCAGAGCCATGTTCATTGGTACGCCAAAGGGCAGAAACTGGTTCTATGACTTGTACAAGTTAGGGCAGTCTGAAGACGATGCCGATTGGAAGTCTTGGCACTTCACCACCAAAGACAACCCCTTGATTGACCCAACTGAGATTGAGTCAGCCAAGAAAACCTTGTCTACCTTTGCCTTCAAGCAAGAATACATGGCTAGTTTTACCAATGCTGGTAGCAATGTGTTCAAGGAAGAATGGATTAAGTACGGGGAAGAACCTCAGTATGGCAGTTACTACATAGCCTGTGATTTGGCAGGATTTGAGGAAGTTGCCAAACAAGCGGCTAATTCTAAGAAAAGGCTAGATCAGACGGCTATTGCTGTGGTCAAGGTAACGGATGATGGGAAATGGTTTGTCAAAGAGATTGTCTTTGGGCGTTGGGACATCCGTGAGACTGCGGCAACGATCCTGATGAAGATGAGGGATTACAGACCTTTGGCTGTTGGAATTGAGCGAGGTGCGTTAAAAAACGCAGTTTTGCCATATTTATCTGACCTAATGCGTAAAAATAATGTATATTCGCACATAGTTGACTTAACACACGGCAACAGGAAAAAGGCTGACAGAATTATCTGGAGCCTCCAAGGTCGATTTGAGCATGGGCGTATTGTGCTGAACTCTGAGGAGGATTGGGATGAATTTAAAGATCAACTTCTTTTATTTCCCGCCATTGGAGTGCATGATGACTTGCCAGATGCTTTGTCATATATTGACCAGTTAGCCGTGACTTCTTACTTTGAAGATGTTGAAGAAGATGAGTGGGAGCCAGTTGACATAATTAGTGGGGTTTAAATGGCAACAGACAAAGAAGTGAAGATCGAAGATCAGGGTAGTTACGATGAGCCTACACAGGCTGACAAAGACTTAACTGCCTTTGTTGTTGACCATTGTGATCGTTGGCGTGATTACAGAAATACCAACTTCCTTCCCGATTGGCTAGAGTACGAGCGCATTTTCCGTGGTGAATGGGCAGTAGAAGACAAAACCCGTGAATCAGAGCGTTCACGCATTGTTACCCCTGCCACCCAACAAGCAGTAGAGACTCGCCATGCTGAGATCATGGAAGCAATCTTTGGTCAGGGTGACTTCTTTGACATTGAAGACAATATCCAAGATGTCAATGGCAACCCTATAGACATTGAGATGATTAAGCGTCAACTCACAGAAGACTTCAAGAAAGACAAAATTCGCAAAGCCATTGATCAGATTGAACTGATGGCTGAAATCTATGGCACAGGCATAGGTGAAGTTGTGGTGATGACTGAGACTGAATATGTCCCTTCTACTCAGCCGATACCAGGCCAAGCAGGGCAAGCGGCTATTGGAGTGTTAGAGAGAGAACGCATTGCGGTCAAGATTTCTCCTGTAAACCCAAAGAACTTTTTGTTCGACCCCAACGGAACTAGCGTAAATGACTGTATGGGCGTGGCGATTGAGAAATATGTCTCTATTCACAAAATTGTCCAAGGCATTGAGGCTGGTATCTATCGCAAGGTAAACATTACCACTTCTGGTGATGATTCTGACCTAGAGCCTACCCAAGAGGTAAGCCAATACCAAGATGAGAAAGTCTTGTTGTTGACCTACTATGGTCTTGTCCCACGGGAATACCTAGAGAATCTAGAAGAAAACAAAGAGATTGTTGACCTTTTCCCAGATAACTCTGAGGCAGAGGAATATGCTGACTTGGTAGAAGCCATTATTGTGATTGCCAATGATGGGCAACTCCTAAAGGCTGAAGCCAATCCCTACATGATGAAGGATCGTCCTGTCTTGACCTATCAAGATGACACAGTTCCTAATCGTTTGTTGGGCAGAGGCACAGTAGAAAAAGCGTTCAATATGCAAAAGGCTATTGATGCACAGACTCGCTCACACCTAGATTCCCTTGCGCTGACCACTAGCCCCATGATTGCTATGGATGCTACCCGTTTGCCAAGAGGAATGAAGTTTGAAGTGAAGCCTGGCAAGGCAATCCTCACCAATGGCGCACCTTCAGAGATTCTTTACCCCTTCAAGTTCGGTCAAACTGACCCCAACAACTTGGCTACGGCTAAAGACTTTGAGCGTATGTTGTTACAAGCAACGGGAACATTGGATTCCCAAGGCATGATTAGCAATGTGGCTAGAGATGGCGGTCAAGGCGGTATGTCTATGGCAGTTGCCTCTATCATCAAGAAGTACAAGCGCACTTTGGTGAACTTTCAAGAAGATTTCTTGATCCCGTTTATCAAGAAGGCGGCTTTCAGGTTCATGCAGTTTGACCCAGAGCGTTATCCCTCTGTGGACATGAACTTCATACCTACGGCAACCTTGGGCATCATTGCTAGAGAGTACGAACAACAGCAGTTCATTGGATTGTTGCAGACACTTGGCCCGAATACTCCTGTCTTGCCTGTCATCTTGAAGGGTATTTTGGCTAATTCAAGCCTGTCTAACAGGATGGAATTGATTGCAATGTTGGAAAAAATGGGTCAACCTGATCCACAAGCACAACAAATGCAACAAATGCAACAACAATTGGCAATGCAAGCGGCACAAGCACAGATTGCGGTTCAGACTACTCAGGCAGAGCAGAATCGTGCAGAGGCTACCAAGTTGACAGTTGAGGCTCAATTGATGCCACAAGAAGTTCAAGCCAAGATGAGTGCATCTTTGACCAAGAATCTACCCAATGAGGCTGATGCTAATCAGAGGGAGTTCGATAAGCGAGTCAAGATTGCTGATTTGATGCTCAAAGAGGCTGACATCAAGAACAAATCTAAGATTGTCGAGTTACAGATGGCTGATAAGCGTGGCAAGGTAGAAAACGACTTCCTAGACAGGCTTTCTAAGGAACTTTCCTAATGGATATTGGTGATTTAGAGCGAAAACTAGGCATTGATGGCCTATCTGCTGATGAGCAGATGGAGTTAGTTGGTGCTTTGCAAAAATCAGCACAAACACGACTAGAAATTGCCAATCAAGAGGCTATTGGCAAGAGTACAGAGGTTGTTATCCAAGGATTGAAGAAGATTAAGAGTGACTTAGAGACAAGGTTCACCCGATTAAATGCCACCATTGAGTCAAAAGCCTCTAGTTTGAGGGATGGCAAAGATGGTAAGGATGGCAAAAATGGCAAAGACGGACTTGACGGAAAGCAGGGCTTACAAGGTAGCAATGGTCAGAATGGTCGAGATGGGCGTGATGGCTTGGATGGGAATGATGGTATTGGTGTCACCTCTGCTCGTATTGATTTCGATGGTAGCCTTATTATTGGGTTGTCTAGTGGTGTTGAACTCAATGTTGGTGAGGTTGTTGCTCCTGATCTTGCAGAATCCATCAAGGTTATTACTAATGGTGGTGGCACTTCTCAGTCTGTACTCGATAGCATAGCCTCCCTACAAACACAGATCAATGCACTGATTCCTAGTCAAACAGGTAATTCTGGAAAGTACTTAACCACCAATGGAACAACTACTTCTTGGGGTTCTGTTACTGGTGGACTGAGTTATCAAGGAACTTGGAACGCATCTACCAATTCACCTACTCTAACAAGTAGCGTAGGAACGCAAAACAACTACTATATTGTTGGAACTTCTGGTTCTACCAACCTAAATGGCATAACTGATTGGGTAATTGGGGATTGGTTGATCTTTAATGGCTCAGTTTGGCAAAAGATTGATACAACAGATTTAGTTGTGTCTGTGGCTGGTCGCACAGGTGCTATTACTCTGACAACGGCAGATGTGAGTGGTTTGGGAACGATTGCTACACAAGCATCAAGCAATGTTTCGATTACTGGTGGCTCAATTACAGGCATTACAGACTTGGCGGTTGCTGATGGTGGCACAGGCGCATCTACTGCTTCAGGTGCTAGAACAAATCTAGGGTTAGTCATTGGCACAGATGTATTAGCCCCAACTGGTTCTGCGGCATCCCTTACAGGATTTCCAACATTTAATCAGAACACCACAGGTAGTGCGGCAACCCTCACCACTGGCAGAACCATAGCGGTTACAGGAGACTTGGCATACACAAGCCCTAGTTTTGATGGTTCAGCCAATGTAACTGCGGCGGGTACTCTTGCAACTGTAAACAGCAATGTTGGCTCATTTACAAATGCAAGCGTAACTGTTAATGGAAAAGGCTTGGTTACTGCCGTATCTAGTGGTACTGCACCAGTTACCTCTGTAACAGGAACTTCTCCTGTTGCGTCTAGCGGTGGTGCTACTCCTGCCATATCTTTGGCGGCAAGTTATGGAGATACTCAGAATCCTTACGCCTCTAAGACTGCTAATTATGTTTTAGCCGCACCCAATGGTTCTGCTGGAGTGCCTACTTTCAGGGCAGTTGTTGCCGCTGATATTCCTACATTGAATCAGAACACCACAGGAACTGCGGCTTCCACCCCTAAGTTGTTGACAACTAACTTCACGATTGAGGAATCAGGTGGCAAGTTGCTGTTTAAATATGGCGCAACTACAATAGCCTCAATGTCTTCAACTGGAGTAATTACTTCAGCAACTAACATTATTGCAAATGGAACACCATAAAGGAAAAATATGGCAACGACAGTAACCCTAAAACCCAATGCGATTGACCTCTCTGGTTCAACTTCAGGGACAACCACATTGCAAGCAACTGCGGTGGCTGGTACAACTACCATCACACTTCCTGCGGCAACTGATACTTTGGTTGGTAAGGCAACAACAGATACCCTGACCAATAAGACACTGACCGCTCCTGTAATCAGCACAATCTCTAATACTGGTACTCTAACCTTGCCGACATCGACAGATACTTTGGTAGGTCGTGCAACCACAGATACTCTAACAAACAAGACTTTAACTACCCCAGTTATCAGTTCACTTTCATCTGCATCTGCTACTGCGCTAACTTTGCAGTCTGCTGGCACTACTGCAATTACTGTTGATACTTCACAGAATGTGGGGATTGGTACTAGTAGTCCTAATGTAAAACTAGACGTAAATGGAATTACTGGGTGGAGTGGTTCAACTACTGGTGTTGTTTCAAGTTTAACTGGTGCAAATGCTTCACATGGTAATGGTGGAAATTTAAGAGTTTTAACTAGCACTACACAAGTTGCCGATGTTGGTGGTTCAATGACATTTGGTGGTTATTACATTGGAACTTCTAATTCAATAGACCTTGCTGAAATTGCTGGAAGAAAAGAAAATTCAACCTCTGGTAATACTGCTGGATATTTGCAATTTGGAACACGGGCAAATGCTGGAAATATTACAGAGCGTATGCGTATCGACTCCTCTGGTAGTGTGGGGATTGGAAACACTAGCCCTGCTTCTAAATTAGATGTAACTGGAAAGTTAACTGTTAATACTTCTTTTGCTGGTGATGTAATTACTAATATTGTTAATTCAAGTGCAACTGGATTTGGATTAAGGGTTGCTGGTGGTGCTTCAGGTTCGGGTTATATAGTTAGTTTTAATGATTATCTAGGTACAAACAAATTTATTCTTGATGGCTCTGGTAATGTAGGTATAAATACAAGTTCGCCTAGTTACAAATTAGATGTTCAGCGTACAGCGGCTAACGGAACTGGTGTTCTTGATGTGCTTCGTTTGCGTTCAACTGGTGATAACGCAGACGATGGCCCTAGACTTCTGTTGACTTGCGGTAATTCAACTACTGGCGGTGCGGCTATTGGGGCTGGAGGCGTTGCCGCAAATTCTGCAAATCTATTGTTCTATGCTGGCGGTAACACAGAGCGTATGCGTATCGACACTAGCGGTAGATTGCTGGTGGGGACTACATCATTAAACTTCGGATTGAAGGGGGCTGCTCTTTATCCTTCTGGATTGATTGAGGCTACTGTTGATGCCAACATTTGCATGAATATAAACAGGCTTACAGACGATGGAACTTTATTTGGTTTTTATCAAGCATCAACTCTTGAAGGCTCTATCTCTGTATCAGGCACAACAGTTTCATACAATGGCGGTCACTTATCACGATACGCACAAACCACAACAGCCAAAGATAATTCACTTGTCAAAGGTACTGTGTTGTCCAACCTTGATGAGATGAATGTTTACACAGACGCTGAAGGAAATCCTGTTGACAACGAACAGTTAAACAAAGTCAAAGTGTCTGACACCGAAGGCGATGTAAATGTTGCTGGTGTATTTGTAAACTGGTCTTATGACGAACAACATAGCGTTGACGAAATTAACATGGCTATGACAGGCGATATGATTATTCGTATTGCTCAAGGCGTAACTGTTCAGCGTGGTGATTTACTAATGTCTGCTGGTGATGGAACTGCCAAGCCTCAAGATGACGATATTGTGCGGTCTAAGACGATTGCAAAGGTCACTTCCAATCATGTAACTTGCACATACGCAGATGGTTCTTACTGTGTGCCTTGTGTGCTAATGGCTTGTTAAGGATTAAATATGATTACTTGGACAATTACACAACTAGACCGCCAAACCTCTAATGGGTTTGTAACTACCGCACATTGGACTGCAAGCGCAGTAGATGGGGATTACTCTGCATCTACATACTCAACAAGTTCATGGGCTGATGGCACACCTACAACCCCTTATGCTGACCTAACGCAAGCAACTGTATTAGGTTGGATATGGGCTAATGGCGTAGACAAAGAGGAAGTAGAGACTAGTCTGCAAGCGCAAATTGATGCACAGAAGAATCCTGTAAGTGCTACTGGAGTGCCTTGGTGAGTCCAGAACTGCAAAAGTACTATGAAGCCCGCTTTGACTTGATGTCAAAAAAGGGTTGGAAAGACTTAATGGAAGATATTGACACAATGATTGAATCGTTGAACAATATCAGTACAATCCCTGACGAAAAGTCCTTGCAGTTTAAGAAGGGCGAATTGTCAATACTCACATGGCTGAGAACCTTGAAAGAGGTCAGCGAGAGAGCATTTGAGGAATTGAATGAAAAGACTATTTGATTTTGCCTGTGAAAACGGGCATAAAACTGAGAGATTCTGTGATTATGAGACACGGGATTTCTTATGTGAGTGCGGAGCAACAGCCAACCGCCTCATAAGCGCACCTAACTTCAAATTGGAAGGGTGGTCTGGTTCTTTCCCATCAGAGCATGGGAAGTTCGAAAGAAAACACCTAGACAGACTGAAGTGGGAGCAAAGTAACAACTTGTAAAAAGTGCAAGTTAAATGTCCTGAGAACGATAAACACGCAGGAAAAGGAAAAATATGTTGATTGAAAATGAAGATGAGTCGCCAAGTGAGTTAGACGTAGTTGAAGAACAACAGCAAGAAAGACTTCCTCAGAATGAGCAACTTTCGGACATTCCCAATTTCTATCGGGATAAAAGTCTAGAAGATGTTATCAAGATGCACCAAGAGGCTAACAAGTTAATTGATCGTCAGGGTAAGGAAGTAGGCGAGATTCGTAAACTAGCAGATGAACTCATAAAGCAGAACCTCAGTTCTAACAAGCAATCTATTAAAGAGGAAGCACCAGAAGTAGACTTCTTTGAGAATCCAAAAGAGGCAATTCGTCAAACTGTCGATAACCATCCAGATGTAGTAGCGGGACGCCAAGCGGCTCACGACTTCAAACGGATGCAGATTCAGCAAAAGTTAGTGCAAGAGCATCCCGACTATGGTCAGGTTGCTTCAGACCCAGACTTTGCAAATTGGGTGAAATCTTCACCTGTTCGCATAAATCTGTTTGCCAAGGCTGATGGTGAGTTTGATTACGATAGTGCAAACGAATTACTTACTACTTATAAACAGTTACGTGGCGTGAAGGCGAAACAAACGAGTGATGCTGGAGAAGCAACTCGCAAGACTAACCTGAAGGCGGCGGGTGTTGATATAGGTGGTAGTGGAGAATCAGGAAAGAGGATATACAGACGGGCTGACCTTATTCGGCTGAAAATGACCGATCCGAACAGATACGAAGCCTTGAGTGACGAGATCATGCAAGCCTACGCAGAAGGTCGGGTCAAATAATTAACTTATCGCTTTTTGGAGATTTATCATGCCTTTAGGTACAAATAATGTGACAGTAACAACAGCGGCAACGTTCATTCCTGAAATTTGGAGTGACG